TTTTGTAAGTCCCTATAATTCATTTGCTTTTTACAGTTCTATCAAAGTATTTATAAAACTGTATCAAGTTTATAATTCGTAATCAGCAACTCGGTTTTCACATTATCTTGTGTTCCTTTCTCACCACGATGAACCATAGAATACCTCAACTTCCATTCATCTATATTATACTCTTTATAACGACTTAATATCCAATCATTAAGATTGTAAGTAATCATAAAACGATGAGGGCATTTATCCACATCATCAGCAAATCTTTCGTGAGAGAATGATGAGTGAAGTTTTCTTCCAGTTCCATAAAGGAAATCCTTAATATCATAAGGTGGGTCAAGAAATACAAACACATCATCACCCTCTGCGTTCATTACTTCTTCATAGTCAATGTTTGTAATCTTCCAGTCCTTAATGATATAAGAATACCTAGGAAGTTTATCAATACCAACTAATGAGAAGTTGGACCGTGATGCTTGAACTGAAAATGTTGAGTTCTCTGTAAGACCAGAATAAGAACACTTATTCATTACAAAGAACGCAACTGCTTGTTCTAATGGTTCAAGATTACCAATCGTATGAGAGTAATCATCAAAGAGTTCTTGGTGTGCGTTATCATCACCATTCACATCTTCTTTGATTGCTCTTAGTTTATCTTTGAGAACTTGTCCATTATCACGAAGTTGAACCCAAAAGTTATACAAGTAAAAATACTTGTCGTTGACCCAGATAGGAACTTTTGGGTAGTTCTGTGAAACCATTAAAGAAATACTTCCACCACCCAAGAAGGGTTCACGGAACTCTTTGAAATCACTAGGAAACCAAGGAGCAAGTGTTTTGAGTGCTTTGCTCTTGCCTCCGGGATATCTTAAGGCCGTCTTTAATGGAAACTGTTTCATATAACTTTTTTTATTATATAATAGGCGTGGTCGGATTCGAACCGACCCTGTAGGCGTTTTAAGCGCCCTGTCTCTGCCGCTGGACTACACGCCCGTGTATAAGACTATCATAACTCAAAGAATCACAATAGTCAAGTGTGCCGTGTGGTTGTGAATCCAAATCAAATCTTTTTGATAAGTGCCCCACTGCTCTTATCTAAAGTTTTGAACCACGGCGATGCTCGTTGTCGGTTCTGCCCCGACCTTCTATCGTTTATGAGACGATTGCATTCCTAGATTGCTAAACGAGCAGAAAAAATAAAGATTTAGACAGTCACAAGGACACCATCTTTCTTCATTTGAGAAATCATCTTACCAACACTTTCTCCAGCATTAAACGTGTTGCGAAGTTTGCCTTTGAAACCTTCAATACTATCACACTTGAAGACATAAAACTTATCAGGTTTGTAAGTGTACGCAACACCAACAGTGTTGTCTTCGTCATTAAAAGAAAGTTTAGCAATCGCACCAGAGGTGCTAATCTCAAGAACTTCCATCGTGCCCCATTCATTTGATTACCTTGTAATCATAACACGGATTGGGGTGCTTGGGGAGGACCTTGTGCCAGTTCAGGAAGTGGTTCAAAAAAGTTTAGTCTTTCCAGATTCAATTGCTTTTTTTTGAAGTTGAGAAAACCTATCAGTACCACGTTCTATTGATTTTTCACCATACCATTTTTCTCTAGTTTTTGCGTCTTTTTTTTGTTGTTTTTTTGATACATTTCCTTCCATAATACTTTCTCTCCACTCTTCACTCATATTCACCATAATGACTTCTGCTTGTTCTTGAGTTTCAGCATAACCTTCATCAAGAAGGTGTGAGAGAATGATGTCGTAGAGGTCTACTTGTTCTCTTTGAGTTTTAGTCATTTTTTGTTTATCTTTTCCATAAAATGTTGGAGACCTTCTCTCAACATTAATATCTTGTCTTTCTTTTTTTGCTTTATCAAAATGATGCTGCATATGTCCATAATGTCTTCTCATTTCCGCTTTTTTTACTAATGCTCTTCTTGAAGATATTAAACCTTCTTTTTCATCCTTGCTAATTTGATTTCTTTGTTGTTCTTTTTTATTAATTTGATTTTTTACTTTTTCAAATGGAAATGTTCTCTTTTCTTCACCCATAACAACTTCCAAATATGCTTCTTGAAGACTACGAAGTTCTTGTGAGTTCATCTTTACAAATACTTTTTAGTTATTTAGTCAAAAAACCTCGCATACCTGTATTTTTCACGAATGATTCCAAACCCTTATTGATTGGACGCACTTTTACATAAAGTTCTTCGGGCACAAATCCAAAGTATCCTTGGTTCCAGTTACACAACCACACAGGAGAACAAAGTGTTGTATCAGTATAAGTCGTTCCATCATCATCACCAACTTCTTTTACAAGCAGAGTATCATAATCATCAGGTTCTTCTGTATTCAAAATGATTTCCATTTGGTCCTTTTCAACTGCGTGTCGTCCAGTTCCAAAATAAAAGTGCTCGTCAATTGCTTCTTCAGTTCCGTTTAGGAGTAGTTCTTGAACTGTATTGTTATAAGGATGGTCAAATGCCCACAGTCCATCTTCAAGTTTGTAAGCAACGATTGTGAGTTCCATAAGAATGTTGTCTTTCCAATATCATAGCATAAAAAAGACCCCTTGGTGGGGTCTTGTGCCGGTTTGGAAAGTGGTATTAACCGATGATGCTTTCTCTCCACTCTTCACTCATATTCACCATAATTGCTTCTGCACTTTCAAAAGTATCAGCATAACCTTCATCAAGAAGATATGAAAGGATTACATCATAGAGATCATAAGAATTGTTTAGATTTTTTCTAACGATTTCTCTTGATGGTTTTGACTTCATTCTAGGCATTGTAACTGATTGTGGTTCACCTGGTCCTTCAGTTGCTCTAGTTACAGCAGAAGCAGTACGACTTCCCTGTTTTGTGAATAATGGAGAGAATGGTCTTGTCTTGTATGGTGCCTCTTTATCCATTCTTTGTGAAATCGTTTCTCCTTTCTTATTGACAGTGCTTGGAGTTGAAGTAAGTTTCCAATCCTTAAACTTGTCTTCAGGACCATAACCTGCTTTATCTTTATCTTTATCTTTTTTTGCTTTTTCTGATTTTTTTGCGTCTGCTCTAACTTCTGCTTGAGATGGTCCTGCTTTATAAGGTCTTACACCTTCTGCTCTCTCTTCATCAATATCTGTGTAGACATCCAAATAAGCTTCGTGAAGATTGTTAAGTTCTTGTGAGTTCATTGCTACAAATGGTTTTGTATTTATTTATATATTTATGATAACTCACCTAATGCTCTTTGTTTTCTTAACTTCTTGGGATTTTTAGTTCTTGTAGATATTCCTTCAAGTTCTGGAAAACTTGATGTTCTTCCAGATGGAATTAGGGTCTTATCTTTTCTGGCAGATTCTCTTCCTGGATACTCTGGATATAGTGGTGCTTGCCTTTCCTTAATTCTATTCAATAGAGTTTTATATACAGAATTCTTTGGATTTTTTGCAATTAACTTTGCTGTTGCAATTTTCAATCTCTGTGTTGCAGATGCCTCGTATAAAAACTCTCTAAATGTTTTCATTAATCTACCTTCCCAACCATCAATCCTGTTTTATTGGATTTTTTACTACTTCTCTTACCGAAAATCTTTCCATATAACTTTGCTCGTTTTGCTTCACCAGTTTTCTTATCTTCACCAGGCATAACTGCTGTTGGTTTTCCAATTACAGTATCACCTTTCTTTGCTCCTGCTTTCTCCAAGTGTTTTGGAGTATCTTTGATTGCTTGAATAAAGTTTCTACCTCTTTCCATCTGTTGGTTTCTATCACCTTTACCAACATCACCATCTCGGTGCATAATATCTACAGTATGAACTCTTCCAGTTTTAGAAGCACCTGTTTTAGTCATTTGCTTCTTCAAATCTTTTACTTTTCTCACACTTTCACTTGAAGGTGAAGTTTTAAGTTTAGTCATTCCAGATGCATTTCTTCCTGCTGGTTTTATTTTAGTAATAAGTCTTTCAGCCTTTGCTGCCTTTCTTGCTGATGAATATGTGCGAATGAAATGGTCTTGTTTTGTGCTTCCAATATCATCCATATCATCATCACTATCATAAGTTGTATAATCTCTTGCTCTCGTTCTCAAATCTTTAGTGGAATACTTACCAGTTCCTTTTAATCCTGCTTTCTTTGCAATTGCAGCAACAGACCTTTCTCCTCGGTCCATCTTATTTCCAGCACGACCTAAAGTAGCTCGTCCTCTACTTCTTTCACCAGTTGAACTTTCTTCTAGTTCATATTCAAAACTTTCCTTTGGTTCTTTTAGATTTTTAATATTTTTATGGTCTTTAAATGCTCTTGCTTGTTGTCCTTCAGTTTCTAATTGATTTCCTTCCCAATTAGTTATTATTTTAAACTCGTGCCTCTTACCTCTTGAAACCTTCTTTCCTTTCTCATCATCGTGAGCAATCTTTAACTTCCCATATCTTTCCAAATCTCTTTCACTTGGAATTCTATCTGGATTTTCCACACCAGTAGAAATCCTTTTTGCTCTATTCTTTTCTCTTGGAGTTAATCCAGACGATAAAGGTCTCTTTGGATTATCCCACTCTACTTTACCTTCTTTTACACAATTATTATACGTCTTTCCAAATAGTTTTTTGGTGCCTTTTTTCTTATAACCAGGCCAGCACTTCTTTGCTTCGGTAATAAACTCTTGAAAGGTTTTCATTCTATTATAGTGTTGATTTTTTTTTGAAAATATCCTTCCCTTTGTTCGCTCTAGCTGATTTTGCCCAACCCACTTTCATTTGTGGACTTGGACCATCGGTATTCCAATTGCGTTCTACCTTTGCCCCTGGAACTTTCTTCTTACCACGAAGTTCACCTGGTTTATTGTCTTTAGCACCACTTCCACCACCTCCTTGGGGATGTCTGCGAAGTTGCTCTCTCTCACTTCCCCATCCTGGATGTGGAGCATCTCCAGGTGTAGGTGTCATTCCTTGACGCCTTCTTCCTATCACTGCATCTGGATTAGGTCTCTCGTGTTGGATTTTCTCCAATTTCCACTTACCTTCTGGAGTTTTTTTCACACTTCCCGAAGTTCTTGCCAAATACATAGGAGTTTTTGGCTTCCCCTTGACTTTATCTTCTTTACGCATCTCGTAAAGGTATGCTTCTTCCAAAAACTCTTTAAGTGTTTTCTTCATTTTTTTATTTCTTGCTGGATGTGAAACTCTACCACTATCTAGATTTCTTTCTGCTTCTCCTCTTTTTCTTCCCCAAGTTTGCATCAGAGCAGCACCAGGACTTTCAATATTTCCTGTTCTTACAAAGTCTTTAGGAGATTGTGCCGCACTTAATGCAAATGTTGCACCAAGAACAGCATTTGCTATCTTTTCTCTCTTACTTGCTTCAGAAATCATTTAGATACAGAAAGACCTTTGATTATTTATCAAAGGTCATAACTTCTGTTCTTTCACTCCAAGACCTTACAAGAAGTTCTGTGAATAGTTCCATCTTCTGTGGATGAACTGATGCTGGATTGTAATTAATTGCTTCTTTCAGTGCTACCAATTCTTTCCATTCTTCGGTGCTTAATTCCATAGGGTTTTCCATATATGTGTTGTAATCCTAACACAATATCTAGGTATATGCCATCCTCTTAAGAATATCTTCAGGTTTCCATAAAGTCTTGTAAGTTTTTTATATCTTTTTCTAATTCTTCTTTTTGTTTTTTATCGTGATAATATGACCACAAGGCATTATGAACCTCCATAAGATGGTCCACCCAGAAACCAGTTGGATAGATTCCTAGAGCATCTTGCAGTCCTCTGTGACTGGTTCCTTCTTTCTCTGCCTTACACATAATATAGCAGATTGCCTGGACCATATCAAGTTTATCAGACTCGGAGAGCATAAAGTACTTACCTACTGCTCGTTGCTTTGCCTCTTCATTTTCTTTTTCAATTTGTTTACATTCATCAGAATCCCACCACTCTTGCATTGCCTTACCAAATTCGTTAGGTTCAGTCATAGTTATTCCCCAAATATAGTTCCAAAGAATCCGGTGTCACCAAATTTACGACTCTCCAGTTTATCTAGAAGTTTATCATGATTTTGAACTGATTCAATACGACTAATCAAATCAGAAATCACTGAAATTACTATGGGACGTTCTTGTCGTGCAGCAAAGGCAAGTGCTGCTCTCAAAGATTGTTCTGCATCTTTTAAATTTTCTTCAACCGATTGTGATAGTGCCATCGTTTTCCTCCTCAAATAACATACAGTCAATACAGGACTTTATTTCTAATACATCATCCTTAGAAAGTCCATCTAAGGTAATTGCTTGCTTCTCAAATGCAACGGTGATATTATAAACTTCACCATCAAATCCACCACAGGTTTGGATAGTTCTCAATTTTCAATCCAGTAACCATCGGCACTCACAGTATATCCTGTAGTAATCATTCCATTATAAGTTTTAGGAAGTTTTCGCAGAAGAAAACTACCATCATTATTATCCACCCACTCTACCTCATCATTTACTACAAGATTTGCTGCTTCCAATAAGTCATCTGGGAAGGTGATAAAGTATTCAGTTTCTCCAGTATCACCATTCTCCACTTCTTCTACAGGAAGTTGCCACTTGACTACTTTATCTTGCTTAGGTTCTTCTGGGGGTAGTTTAGAAAGATATTCCAAATCACTGTGACCCCAAGGTGGCATACAATCATCAGTCTCTTCTTGATTGATTTTAGTTACAGTTTCTTTCCAGGCAAGTTTGAACTTCCTATCAAAGTCTTCAAGATAATACTGAAGGAATTCGTCCGCAGCATACAAAAGAGTTTCTGCTTTATCATACTGGTGCTCTTGAAGTCTATCAACAGCACTATCTAGAATTTCACGGGCAGAACAAATCTTGGATGTCACCATCTCAAGTTCATTCATCGTGTTCCATACCTTTTGATAATCAAGAGTCATTTTGGTTCAGTCTATCTTGGATTGCTTGTTCTACTATAGCAGAAATTTCGGCAGAAGTCTTGCCGTTTAACCAGTTCCACTTCTGGTCGTCCTTGTCCCATTCCATTTGGAAACTTCCATCAGGTTGTTCCACAATCTTAAGTGAGTCTTCCATCAGAACCAAGAACCTTTCAATGTCTTATGAGATTGTTTCATTGCCTTATAAAGTTTTTTAATTTCATCAAAAGCATCATTTGGTCTCATCTTACCACCAATTGCCATATTAGTCAAATAACTAACATGATGTGTAAAATTATTCAGATTATTGATTGTTGCAATATCCAGAAAACTTACATCTGCATCTGGATTGATGGGAGGAGTTGGGTATAAAAACTCATCCTTTGCTTGTTTTGCTGTCGTCATTTACTGATCCCAATTAGTGTTTTTGAGATTATAAACCACTGGATGGATATTGTCAATCTTTGCTTGTAGTCTGTTCTCAACTTCATACAAAGCATTTGCAGTCTCCACATTTTCTTCTTCCAGTTTTATGATGCGTTTTTCCAGTTTTAAAACTTCTTTTGCAAGTGAAGCACATAGTCCAACAAGACTATGTTTATCTCCATTAGTATCAGTAACTAAAAATTCATAATTTTCAGGTTTCTCATATTCTTTAACAATTCTATTAAACCAATTAAACATTTTCATAATATTCCTATCTCCCTAAGATATGCTCTGTATCTCATAAAACTACCAATACTTACTGGTCTATCTAGACTCTCACAACAACGGCAGTAGGATAAAAATTCGTACCAAGGAGCAGTAGGGTCAGTATCACTCATAATTTACCATCTACTTTACCAGAGTAAGTTTTGGTTTCTCCCCAACCTTCCTGTTTTCCCTTGAGATAGTAACGAGTGGCGGCAACACAAGTCTCTTGTGCGAGTGAAGTAACAAGTGCGTTCCCGTCCTTATCAAAACTTTTCCAAGTTTTCCAATTAGATTGTTCCACATAAAACGCACCATCATCATAAAGGTTTTCCAATTTTAGCTCCATCAATTTGAATGTAAATTTTGGTTTCATCATTCCAATGTTTTACAACACCAGCAATGATAAAGATATTTGTAGCAAGATAAGTTAGAAAAATAACAGTACGAAGGACCGCAACACAATCTGCTTCATTATTTTTTTTGCTTGCTTTTTCTCCCAGTGCCAGAGACCATAATTTCCACATTTGTTCCAGGTTTAACGAATAATTGATAATCTTTTTGTTTAAAATTGGATTTGACAATATATTTTTCAGCATAATGCATATTTTGAAAATAACACTTTCTAATGTCTTTCATTTCTTTTCCATCATTATGAACAATAAGAATTGGAAACTGTGCGTGGGGAAATTCAATCGTTTGTTCTTTCTTTTTCATTTGGTTTCATCTTCTTCGGTTGTTTCTTCTTCTTGTTCGTTTGCTGCTTCTCGTTGTGCTGCTATTTCTAACATTTCCTCATGGGTCAAGTATTTTTCAGTCATAGGTTCTCCTGGTGTTCTCTCTGTAGTATAACACCCCCTCCCGAAAACGGGAAGAGGTGAAGGACACTCAATTAGGTGTCTGTTTCATAATCTTCTTGATAATACCCACTTACAACTCTATCATCCCATGCTGTAGGTAAGTTGTGCTCCCTTGATTTCATATGATTTAATCCAGAAACTGGAAGACCCTCCAAGTCTTCTTCGTGTAAAATTCCATCCAACTGTTTAATTTCGTTAAAGGTATGAGGAAAACGAAGTGCGTAACGATGCATTCCGTCAAGATTGCGATTTGTGCGAGACATAATGTTCGTGAATAAACACAATACTAATTATATCACTTTTTTTCCTTTTCGACAAACTCTTTCATAAGTTCCTCTGCCATTCTCATAGAGTTTCTATACATCATCCAACGAACTATAATGTTGCGTGGATTATTCAATAACCACCACTTTTGTTTTTCGTATTGGAATTTTATGAGATTTAATACTAATGCGAAAGCATAAGAAATACTATTATCAGTTACGATTAAGTATCCAAAAAATATAAAAATCCCAAACCAAAAATAGTAGGAAGTCATTCAGTAAATTCGTGATTATAATCACTATTATCTATAATTCTCCAATCAAGATAAAGTTCATTAAGATAATCAAGCAAAGCATCATCACCTTCGGGGACAATTTCACCTTCATCCAGCACAAAACTTGCTTCACAAAGAGCAGGACCATATTCTGGTGGGTCTTGTAATGTTGCTGGATAAATCTCAATCACATCTTCCACAATACCACGAACATAGATGTCATTTCCATCTTGTTGAAAGGTTTCAATTACACTAATCATTTTTTCTACGAGTTTCCTTTTGAATAAATTTCTTTGCTGTTTCAAGACTGTTATGAGTACAAATCTGTTCACCATTATAAATGGAAACATACCTTTTACTATACCAGGGCACTGCTGCCCACATTCTATCACTACTAATGTATCCGTCAGTGGTCATAAGCATTATAACAGGTTGAGTATTTCGTGATGTAATTCACGATGACAGTTGGCACATACACATATACATTTATCCAATTCTTTGGTAATGGCATCCCAAGAACGAAGTCTCATTTTTTGCCAATCCACATCTTTTTGATTTGGATCTGTGTGGTGAAATTCCAACGCACCATAAAATTTATCGTAATCACAACGAATGCATTTGCCTCCTTTATAGGAGATGGCATCTTTCTTTCGTTTTATCCACCTATCAATACAATAAGCATTAAAGCAAGTGCGACATAAAGATTGAAATCTTTTTCCTTTTTTATACCCTGTTTCTTCATTCAAAGAAATTTGGCATTTGGAACAAGTTTGTGATGACATTTATGGATAGAATAAAACTTTCTAATCTATTTATAAGATAATAGTTTTAAACAAGCAGGGCAGATAGGATTTGAACCTATATCGTACATCTTAGAAGGATGGTGCATGATCCGTCATGCTGCTGCCCCATAAAGAGGGAAAGTTCCCTCTTACATTTTACTTTGAGTAATCGTCAAAGTCAATGACTTTTTCTTCGTAAAAAGCAATGTAGTCATCGTAATCTAAACCAAGATATTTGGCAAATTCCTCAAAATTTTCTCTTTTTTTAATAGACTGTCTTGTTTCCTGATTAACAATGTTTGTGTCTGTCATATCAGTACCCATACCTTGAAATCATTTGGTCCATTCTATCCTCTCTATATTCCTCCTCTTGATTATCTTCAACATATCCTTCGTGAAGTTCATCGTAGATTGTATCTGCGTCCTTATCTAGAAAAAGTTGTGTCATAGGAAGAAAAATCGGCAAAGGTTGTTCTATATATCACAGAAAAGGGGATTAACCCTCTTCTGTGTTGTTTTGTTGAAACTCTGCGTCAATTTTGTCGTAGAGTTCTACAAATGTTGCTTTCGTTTCGTCATCAAAACGATTCAGACAAACTTTGAGTGCTTTGTCTTTCTTACCAAAGATAGAATATGCTTTGATGATATGAACCAGACGACGAGTAGAAATCACTTCATCAATACCACCATCAGCAAAGGTCTTACGAATAATGTCAGACCAATTACACAGGTGCTTGATGAAATCGGTGTGCTCACCGATCATAGGAATTTTAAGTGATTGAGCAACATTTGTCAAGATTTTGGTCTCAATAGAAATCGTAGGATACTGTTGCTCAAAGGTAATTGGGAAACGTTCCAGGAATGCTTCATTCAACACGTTAGTGCCTATAAAACGACCATCATCACTACCCTTACCTTTGGTGTTCGCAGTCGCAAAGACGTTGAAACCTGCTTTGGGAGCAACGTGTACACCAATCTTTTTCAGGAAGACACCTTTACCTTCCAGAACAGATTGAAGACACATAATCTTATTAGATGCCAAGTCAATCTCATCAAGGAGAAGAATAGCACCCCGTTCCATTGCTTCAACCACAGGACCATTATGCCACACAGTTTCTCCGTTGACAAGCCTAAATCCACCAATCAAATCATCTTCATCGGTTTCAATCGTGATATTCACACGAATAAGTTCCCGACCAAGTTGGGCACAAGATTGCTCCACCCCAAAAGTTTTACCATTACCAGAGAGACCAGTAATGAAGGTAGGATAAAACAACCGAGATTGAACAACCTTTTTAACATCAGTAAAGTTACCAAAGCTGACGAAGGTATCATCTTTATTTGGAATAAGATTTTGAACAACAGCAGACATAGTAGGAACACTCTCAACAGCAGAAGAATTGTAAGTATCTTCTAGTTCTTGGACGGTTGCTTCCAGGTTCCATTTACCACGACTAACCTTATACTGGTTAAGATATTTGGAAAGAGTAGCATAAGAAGTATTCAGTTGTGCTGCTACTTCTTTCACAGCATCAGCACCAAATTCAGTGCCGAATTTTTCTTTCAAGATAATTAGTGCTTGGTCAGTCATGGTGTTTGGTTGATTACTCCGTAATTATAGCAGGGATTGGGGTGGTTTGGGGTGCCCTTGGGACACCCCGTGAAGTGGTCTAGGCAATCAGGTCAACAAAAGAACCCAAGAGTTTTTTGTTGGTCTTTTTCTTACCTAGAAGTTTAACGAATGATGATTTAATCTGTGCTTTTGTCGCATTCTCTGGAACAGAGAACTCCTCATCTTGTGCAAGAGAAGTAGCAGCAATCACATGGAATTGGTCAAAACCAGTATTGTTGAAACTGATACAGTGGTTCTTCCTGTACTCTGCTTTAGCACTCTCATAATTATCATACCCATTACCATACCAACGGTAGCAGTTTTGGAAATCACGACCAGGAGTGATACGGAAGTTGATAAGATTTACAGTAGGGAACCTATCTTTGACCGTTTCCAGAAGGATTTTAGCATATTGGGAGAAACTATTGTAATCAAAACTACGATAGACACGACCACTTTTGCGATCACGAATAGAAGTTTTGTTGTATTTCGTCATACCAATATAAGTATCATCATAGTGACCTTTATTCTCTTTGGTTACAGCATTTTGGTATCCTTCACCATCAGTCAAGAAGACTACATTAACCTTTTGAAGTTTATTCTTTGCCTGAAAATCAGGAATCAAAGAATGAAGAGCCATAATGCTTTCACCAATAGGAGAACCAGAGAGTTCAAGATGACGAGGAACAAAACCCCTATGACATTGATAAGCATAACAAGCAGTCCAGATATTCTTGAGTTGCTCTTCTAGAACACGATTATTCGTTTTGCTGGTGAAAAAGTTCATCAAACGGAATGATGCTTCTGGTGCGATAACACCTGCTACTTTCTTATAAGTAAGAGGATGATTTGGCTGTACTTCCATATAAGAATTACATTCCAAAGTAAAAGCATAAACCTCAAAAGGAATATTCACCTTACGGCAGAACCAAACCAAATTCAACAGTTGCTTATAAGCATCTAGAATAAAGTTATTCATAGAACCAGACCAATCCAGAATAAAGATTAGACCGTGATTCTTACCATCAGGGACCACAGAGACCTTCTTAAACAAGTCCTCGTTGAACTTATAGGTATGAAGTTTCTGCGTGTCTAGAACCCCTGTACGGGCAGTAGAGGCACGAGCATATTGGTCGGCAGACTTCTTACATTCAAACTCTTTTACCAGATAAGATACTTCTTTCTCTGCTGATTTCTTGTAAGTAGCATACTCTTTACAAGCAAGAGCAAAGTAATCCTTATTCACATCATTCCTAGAATACTCTTCCTTTGCTTTACTGTGAATGAACTCATTAGGAATAATCATATTCTCAAGAATCATTTCAGGAAGTTCCACATAGTTGGTTTCCTGAGAATACCTATCTACAAGGTCTTTGGATTTTTCATCAAAAGACTTTGAAGTTTTGGACTCCAATTCATTACTTTCTCTGTGCTGATTGCTTGGGTCAACACCATTTCCACCACCTTCTGGTGCTTCCATAGATTTAGAAAGTTCACCTCCTTCACCTTCATCTTGACCCCCACCTTCACCTTCATCTTGACCCTCACCTTCTTGGTCGTTTTGAGTATCACTACCAGAACCTTGATTGGGTTTGGGAGTTTCTACTTCCTCACCACCAGGACTAGAAGATTGCTCCATATCATTTTCAGGAAGGTTATTTACCTTTTGACGTTTGTATTTCACAAACTCTACAATCTCACGAGCAAGTTGTAGCACCTCATCAAAAGTTTCGGTTTGACCAGCACGAGTTAGGAACTGCTCTTCATCATCGTTAAAAGCAATATTATGAAATGCTCCAATCTTGTAATAAAGATTGATACGGTCAATGAAAGATAATTCATCAAGATTTTCTTCTTTTGTGGAGAAAAAATCATCACTATTGAGTTCGTTATAACCATTGAAGAAAGTTCTGGAAAGACCAGCATACTTTTTCTTCATTAGTTTTTCTACCCGAACATCTTCCAAGACATTCATAAAATCTTTGGGGACTTCTGGGTAATCAATAGTCCAGTCAATGTTAGGAGTTGCGAGACTATGGCCTACTTCATGTGCGACTAAAAGTGTGTACACTACATCACTTGCGCGGTCCCAAGTCGGTAAAGTGAGAATACGACGGTCCACATCAAACATAGCAGTTGGGACTTTTCTGTGCTCAATGATAATATTTTCCATCGCAAGGCATTTAGCCAGCATTCCTTTAACTTCCAGATTAACCGACATTGGGGGGGTACTTTTGACTACTCCGTAATCATAGCAGAAAAAAAGGGGGCAAATGCCCCCCGTGTTCCACCTTAAAATCCGTCCACCACCACAAGGACGGGTCTTACAACTCAAAGATACAAAGTTGTGAAGACTTATACATCATACATCAAAGACTTTTAGGTGTCAAGTGTTGACAAGATATCAAAACCTGTCTAAAATCACTCTGTTGGGTTTGAAGATAAATTGTATGTTAAAAAATGTTCTTGGAGAGTTTTTGAATTTAACTTCAATAGAACTTCCAGAGTGGTTAGATGAATCATTTACAAATGGTGCTGCAAACTTAAAGTCTTATGTATTTAAATCAAATCATTGTAGATCTATAAGACTATGTGAATTAAATGTTGAAAATAAGTTTCAAGCAGAAACTTTAGTAATCTATCCAGACTATTGTTATGATACTCCAATATTTGGAACAGAGTATTTAAAGATTGGTAATAAGAAGTATTTTGGTGCTATAGACTTTCATCCTGTTAATGAGAATGAGAATTACTTTCCTTATATTGAAATGTTTCCTGATAAAAAAACAACTACATCTAAATTTTATGACTTGAATAAGTATTTTACTAATAAATTATGGATAAGAAAAGGTAATGAATGTTTTTATAATGAATATCAAATTATGATTAAATGTTATTTGCATCAATATAAAAAATGTTTATATAATTCTGTTGCCAAAAAACAATCATTTGAGGACGAACACAATAACTTTAATCGTTATATGTCATCAAATGATCCTGCTTTTGGTATTTTAAAGTCTTATTTTAATAAAGATTTTACTGAAAGATATATTCAAGAATTTTTATTTAATTAAATTTATACTTCAGTGACAATAGGTCTTTCCCACTGTGTTGCGTCCTGAACCATTCCATCTCCATCACCATCTCGTGCATCAGGATTATAACCATCAGCAATCATTTCTTCTAATGTTGGTTCTGTGGGTGTGGGTTCTTCAGTTACTACTGGTTCTTCAATAACTTCTAGTACTGGTTCTTCAGTTACTGGTTCTTCTTCAGTTACTACTGCAGATTCTTCAACAGAAACAGGTTCTCCTACCTCCACCCAAGGAAGAGGTAGTGGTGTAATAGGAGGATTATACTTACTTGCAATCTCATTTGCAATAACTGTTTGTAAATATCCAACATCAAGGTTACTTTCTAACCATCCTATCACAGTTTCTTCAGTAAGAGTTGAATAGTCAGTAAATGCTTCTGGAATTTGTGAAGGAAGAGGATAAGAATTATCGATTGATGCCGATACTCCATTCTCATCTACTCCTGCAAGTCTCCAATGAACAATCTTCACGACATCAATTAATCCATTTTCTGATGGAGCACAGTCCAATTTATAAATTCCCCAAGTATAAGTAATCATCGTTTCTTAGCATACACCATATTTAGATTTGAGATTATTAGATTGTGTTTCCATACTCTCAAATCCTTTGACTGTCATCCAAGTCACCATAGAATATCGGTTTCCTTTGGTGACTGGTTCAACACCGTGACGATAATACCGATTGGAAGGAAAGCATACCAGAAGTCCAGGTTCAGGACGAACACGAATATGAAGGTCTGGAAATACAAAATCTCCACCCTCAAAACCATCATTCAGATATAAGACCATAGACAAATCACGGTCTACTGTCTTTCTCCACAGTTGTGTTTGGTCTGGTGCAGTCCATATACCTTCACCATCAATATGAGGTTGGTAGTGTCCTCCTACATCATAACAAAGAAGTTGTGGAACTTCACTACTATCAACTTCAAACTGATAAAAAGGATTGATGACTTGCTTTACAATATGATGTATCAGTTCGTTGACCTGTGGAAATACAGGTTCAATTGGTGCAATTTGAGTATCTCTTGTTCTCTTATCAGTAATCCATTCAGTTCCTCGTGTCTGATTGGATTTGTCTGGGTCAAATACTGAAAGGTCTTCTGTCTTGGAAGTTTTCATATGATTTACCAGTGCATCAATACCTTCTTGACTAATGACTTTTGGTGCAATCAAAACTTTTGATAATAAATTCATAAAGAATAATGTAGTTTGAAGTATTTATGTTGGGGTGTTTGATGTTGCTCCTGGACCACCTCTTGCTGAACTCAATGCTCCTCTTGGTGATGTTGCTACAGAGTCATTAGAGAAATCTACGCGGTCTACTGTTGCTGTTGTTGCTGGAATAGAACCACCACCAAACCAACCATAATTAGAGTTTCCTGTTGCTGCTAAAGATTGTTTTGCTTGAGATAATGAACCTCTAGCAATTGCTGATACAGAGTCATTAGAGAAATCTATACGGTCTACTGTTGCTGATAGTGCTCCAGTGCTACCACCACCAAACCAACCATAGTTGGAATTTCCTGTTGCTCCTAAACGATATCTTGCTGAACTTAATGGACTTCTTGGTGATGCTGATACCGAATCATTTGAGAAATCTATACGGTCTACTGTTGCTCTAACTGCAGGGAGAGGAGATATAATATATCCACCACCAAACCAACCATAGTTAGAGTTTCCTGTTGCTGCTAAATTATATCTTGCTGAACTTAAAGGACCTCTTGGTGATGTTGTTATTGCATCATTTGCGAAATTGATACGGTCTACTGTTGCTACAGTTGCTATTGGAGTACCACCTCTTCCACCACCAAACCAACCATAGTTAGAGTTTCCTGTTGCTGCTAAACCATATCTTGCAGAACTTAATGGACCTCTTGGTGATGCTCCAGCAGGAGAATCATTAGAAAAATCTACACGGTCTACTGTTGCCACTGATGTTGGAGTATTACCACCACCAAACCAACCATAATTAGAGTTTCCTGTTGCTGCTAAAAACCATCTTGCTTGAGATAACGAACCTCTAACTAATGCTGTTCTCGAATCATTTGAGAAATCTATACGATCTACTGTTGCTACTTGTGGAATACCTCCTCCACCAAACCAACCAAAATTCCCTGCTTTTTGTAGACGAATACTTGAAGACCTTGCCTGTCCTGATGTTGCTCCCAAGTATCCTCTTCCTGCACTTAATGGACCTCTTACTGATGCCGTAGAAGAATCATTAGAGAAATCTATGCGGTCTACTGTTGATAATGGTCCTGGAGATCCTCCACCGAACCAACCATAATTAGAGTTTCCTGTTGCTGCTAGATATGCTTTTGCAGCACTTAATGGACCTCTTACAGATGCTGTTGCAGAATCATTAGAGAAATCAATTCGATTTATTATAGAATAAAATATAGGACCTGGTATTGCACCACCACCAAACCAACCATAATTAGAGTTTGCTGTTGCTGATAAAGCAATTCTTGCTAAACTTAATGGACCACGAACTGATGCGGTTGCAGCATCATTCGAGAAATCTATACGGTCTACTGTTGATAATGGTCCTGGAGATCCTCCACCGAACCAACCATAATTAGAGTTTCCTGTTGCTGATAAATTTTCTCTTATTGCACTTAATGGACCTCTTGGTGATGCTGTTCCAGAATCATTAGAGAAATCTATACGATTTACTATCGAAACTGTTGCTGGAGCAAATCCACCACCAAACCAACCAAAGTTTGAGTTTCCTGTTGCTGCTAAACGTTGTCTTCCTAAACTTAATGGACCTCTTGGTGATGCTGTTGAAGAATCATTAGAGAAATCTATACGATCTACTGTTGACGGACTAGCCGGACCACCACCAGCAAACCAACCATAGTTAGAGTTTCCTGTTGCACCCATTCTATATCTTGCCGAACTCAATGAACCTCTAATATTTGCAGTTGCAGTATCATTTGAGAAATCTATACGTTCTACTGTTGATACTGTTGCTACCGGAGAACCTGCTCTACCACCACCTAACCAACCGTGAGTTTGAGCACTACTCCAAGTAGTATTTGTGACTTGCGTATCAGTCACTAATATTACTCTACCAGTTGTGGTAATACCAGCAGTCACACCACCAACATAACCAGTAGTCGCATAGGAAACTGTTGTAGTTCCTGCAAATCCTGTGACTACAAAGTTTCCATTATATCCAGTATGTGCTACACCAGAAACAGAAAGACCAGAAACTGCAATCTTTGCACCCACATAAAAAGGTGTCGTAGAAAGACCAGCAGCAGTTGAAAGTGTAAGAGTCGCAATACCAGCAGCAGCATTTAAAACTCCACTCACAACAGTAATACCAGCACCAGCAGCAGTAGAATTAATGTCTACAGCAGAAACCGTAATGGGATTTGATTTGTTTAGAAAAATTCCATCAAGACCAAATACGTCTCCTGCTGGCATCTACTTTCTCCTTATGAGTTTCTGGATTCTAAAAGTTGTTGATGTTGTTCTGCTCCAGGTGCAAGCAAACCTAAATCAGTATTCGTCACTTCTTCAATACCACGAAGAACTTTCTCTTGCAGTGTATTCAAGAACTTATCGGGGTCATTAATTGCATCAGCAAGAGCACCATAACCATTCTTGATTCGGTTTGTATCCTCACTGATTAGTGTGGGTGCAGTTCCTCTTCTCATAGAGTGAAGATTACCGATACTAATACCAGTCTTAGAACTTACCATTTCATCCAGAGATTGCTCTGCAAAACGACGTTCCCAATAGATATGGTCCTCATTCTCAAACTGTTCTTTGGTGACTGTCTTACCACCATTCAGTTCAATCAGTTTATTAATCATCTTATCAAAGAAGTTCATTTGCTGAATACGGTCACGAATCTCCAACTCACAAGACTTCAAATAGTTTTGAGTTGAAATTGAATCCAAATCGTGCCAGTAAAGTTTTGTTGAACCACCATTCGGTCCGGAAGTGTGCCACTCTACGGGTTCATCAGTATTCTTATCTTTCCAACGATACTCAAACTCACGAACTTTCTCCTTCATCTCAATCAGTTTCTGCATATAACCTTCGGCAAGAATACGACGATTCTTAATTGCTGCCTGGAATGCTGCAGGAACTGTGTATTGCTCTAACAGAAAGAACTTTTCAATCTGGAAATTGGTTCTTCCTTGTGCGAGTTCTTTGTCTGCATCTTCCCAACGAAGCACTTCTTGAAATGCTTGTTTTAAATATTCTTCGTTATTTACTGCTTCCTCTGGGGAAATAATTTGCAGTTGGTTACAATTTTCAGTCATAGTTTGTTTACTAAATGGTTCTAATGTTTGTTTCCAAACGTTTGCAATTTTTTTCCA